TTCGTGAATCTCTCAGCATACATGATGCTGGAGTAGAGAGTAGCGGTGTTTAGACCAAGTACACCATTCGAAGTAGCAGTTAGTGCAGGAGTTGTGTAGAACTCGTCTGCGTTAGGTACGTCGAAGATAGTGTATACGTTAGACTCAAGAGTTGTATTACCAGCACCAGCAGCGATGTAAAGAACATCACCTTTCTTCAGACCATGATTAACAACCTGAATCTTACCATAGCTGAAGCTAATTCCAGGGTCAGTTGCAGCCTGAATGTTGTCAATTAGTGGTTTGTCAATATAAACAACTTGCAGTGCTCTATCAATACCAATAATCTTAGTTCCTGTTGCAATACCGATGTTATCTCCACATAGAGCACCGAGAGTTAGGTCATCGACAGTGATCTGTGGATCAACAATGAAGTAAGAGTTACCGACAACACCAATACATGGGTCAGTGTTGTTACCCTTGGAAACAGTTGTTCCGATACCAACGCCTGCAGCGTGCTCAACACCCTGTACTGCGACAGGCATGTTGTTTGCTCTGGTTACATAGTAACCGTAGATGTTACCTGCAGGACCAGTGAAGGTGAAGGTCTGTTCTGGATAGGTTGCGGTTGTACCACTACCAACGTTCTTAATAACCCAGCGGGATCCGTTTAGGAGAATTCCGTATTGTTGTGTGTAATCTTGATCGGTTCTATTGTTTACACAGTTAGGATAACCTGTGTTTGCAGTAGTTCCGTAACCATTGACGTTACCATCAATATATGGCTCGAAATATGCAGATGTGGAAGGTACATCACCTTCAGCTGGGGTGGTGTTACTCGTATAAAGCTTTAGTACGAGATTTCTTGGTGAGGTATCTTCTAGGTCTGCAACGAAGTTATTCTGAGCAATCAGATAACGGAGAGACTCAATTTCACCAATATTGGGAACTAGTAATGCCATCGAAACAACTCCTTGTGGGGGTTAGACTTTTAAGAACTATTGTTATTTATAATTTTAATTTTAAAGAGATCAGGAGTCTTCTGATATTATTGACGCTGACCACTTCAAAATCTAGAATATCACCAGCAACTATTGTCGTGTCCCAGTTATTTAGGACATCATCAAAGTATTTATTCTGTCCTGTCAACTGAACTCTTTGATTATTAGTTATCGTAGTAAACGTAGGATATGCATTGAAGTCCGATTTAGACAACTCCAACACAATATCACCAGTTTGATCTGCCAAAACTTTTACAGATTCAATAACGCCAGAAACATCAATAGTTACCTTTCCTTTACTTCCAGGAAGCATTGGTGAACTGCCACTATCGATTACAAAATTTACAGATCTCGTTAAATCCGCTGCTGTTGCAAGAGCAATGATAAACGTATCATCATTAGCTGCAGGTGCAACTGTAAAGATGATCTTATCTCCAGAAATAACGTAATCTTCTCCTGGTTCCAAAAGAAGATTATTTTTGGAAACGATCAATTGTTGATCGTTGTTTGGATTGTATGCAACTCCCTTATCGGTAAGGGAGAATGTTTTACCAATTCCATTAAACCCAGATAGTCCATCCAATACGATATTGCCATATTGAATAGACTTTGATGGGATTTCATAGTCAACACCTACATTATATGAACCAGGTTGATTTAGTGTTACTAAGTAATCTGCCATTAGGAAACTCCTGGTACTACAAGAACATTCCCCTGAATTGGTCTGGTTTTATAAGAGTTTGGTGAAATTAAAATCAAATCATAAACATATCTACCGCCCTCCAAAGCAGAAGTATCTGTATCCGACAAAGCAACTTTCACCACACCATTTATTCTATCTGGGAATGTAATAGTAAATGCAGTAAATTTAGTTGCTGCAGGATGTTTTCTGATCTTCGCCTCTGCTGTGTATCCCGTAAGATTTAGAGCCGAATTGTTAGTATTTCTAATGGTGAACGTGGCATCAAAATCGACACCCTGATCAACAACTAGATTGACATTTCTTGCCGCCATTAGTCAAAAGGAGGGGGTTTTTACTATTTATCCAACTTGTCCAAAATCAGTTTCATCATTGATTTCAATTCAGATACTTCATTTCGGAGATTGTCTACTTCAGCAATCTCCTGTAATCTTTTTCTCTTGAGAGTAAGATAGTTTTCATAATCAGAATCGGAGCAATTCAAGATTGCTCCTGTTTCCGAATCTCTGTATAAACTGTTTGAATTTTCAACTTTTATTTTATCCATTAGATAGAAGCGATTGCTCTTAGGTCACGAATCTTAGGAACGTAAGCATAGTTAGTTCCAGTCATTACAATCTTAATTTGGAATGCATTGAACTGTGGAAGATTCTTTGCATTGAACTCATACTCTCGATAATCATTGTCCGTATTGGAAGCAAGAACAATTCTATCTGGTCTTCCACTATTCTTAGAAGAATCAATAACTCTTCCAGTAGAATCAAGATTATCATATCCAGGGAATAGTTCAAATAGTTGATATTCAGCTGGAGCATCAACTCTGAATACTCTATAAAGAACTCGAATGTCATTGGAAGAGTGTCTATACGCATCGAATAGAACTCTCAGTCCATCCGCAGCCTTTTCAAGTTTTACAACTTTGGATAGGTAAATTGCAGCACTTGGATCTTGATCGAGAGAATTGACTCTAAGATCCGAAGCATAATCAGAGATCTTACTGTTAAGTCTATCCATTGTGGTTACAATGTTAATCCTATCAAGGTCAATCATTGGACTTACCTTTGGATCATTAGTAGACAGAGACAGTTCCATTGTGAATGACTTTCTTCCAGGGAAGTCTTGTAGTCTGTTCAATTCATTTTCCTTAGAAGCGATAATTCTAGGAGAAGAGAATACATTGTTACTATTGAGGGAAACAGCTTCATATCCTTGATCTACATATGCAGTCAAATTGCCATCGGGACTATTTCCAGTGAAGGTTCTAACACTAGATTCAATAGAAGTTGCTTCTGGTTGCAAAGTACCAATATTGGGTCTCAAAATATTGAATGGAATATTTTGAGTAGCTTGTGGACCATACAAGTTACCAACCATTGGCAATTCTGTTACATAACTACCGCCAGACTTGGTTTCTCTCCAATACAATTCTGGTGCTCCAGATGGATTACCAGTTGTTCTGTCAATACCTCTACTGGACATACCAACGTTAATCCAATAATGATCAACATCAGTGGAATATTTGTTCAAGTCAGTATCAGCAAGACTATGAGTTGCATTAATTCTTCTCAAAGAAACTCCATTTAATTCATACTTTTCAATTTGGGAATTAATTGCATAGTCTCCAGAAACAGATTCATCAATAGCTCTGGTAATTCCAGTAAGAGTTCCAGCAGCGGTACTTACTCCTGTATATCTAAGAATTTCTTTACCAATCAATACATAACCTGGGTTAGAACTATCTACCGTAAGATTTTCGAAAGATGTGAAAATACCAACACTACTTACAGGTAGAGCTTCTGTGCTTGTGGAGTTATAAGAAGATGTAATTTTTTCTGGTTTTACATCTGGTTCAAATCCAGACAACTTGACAGTATCTCTGTTGGAGTACATACCATGATTATTATGTCTCACTCTTGCATGAACACCATCTGTAATATCTTGTAGGTATGTAATGGGAGTTCCAGTAAGAATGGAAGAACCAGCACCACCAACGTAAACAACTGCAGAAGAAGCATCAATCTTTGGTCCACCTTGAACTTGGTCGATCAAGAGAGTGTTGAATGCACTAATAACACCAACCTCATTTGGAATGGTAAGAAGAAGGTTCTTACCAAATCCACCAGTATTTGCAGCATCAACTGTTAATACATCACCTGCAGAGTATCCCGTTCCACCAATGGAAACTGTTGCAGCTACAGCAACTCCAGAATTGACACTAATATTTGCCTTTGCACCAGCACCTCTACCAGTTCTTGCAACTAGTGGTACATTAGAATACGTTGCAGCACCTGCAGTAAATCCAGCACCAGTATTTGTTAATGTTAAAGCACTTCCAACTCCAATTGCACCCAAAACTTTACTTAGGTTAGCAGAGAAATTTGGATTATTTTCTTGGAGAATTGTAACACCAGCGGTCAGATTTAATTGTTCAGTGGCTGTTAAACTCTTTCCAAGACCAACAATAATATTCTTAGAAACCATATCTAGTGGATTGGTTCTTAGTTTAGCAATTTGTCTGTTTCCGATATCAAGATCTGGATTATAAAGTTTAAATCTACCAACATCAGAAGTAAATTCTGCTCTGTATAGAGTAAACTTAAGGTCTTCTAACTGACTTGGATCCCAAGTTGCACCGTTCTGCGACTTGAATAGAGAACCAAGAAGTGGTTGTTGTGCAACAATGATCTTTTCAGAATCTGGTTGGTTAACAGTACTAATGTCTTCTTCACCCATTCTAGAGATGAATACTGTGTATTCATTGGAAGCAGAAAGAAGAACAATCGCATATTCGCCATTTCCCTCACAGTAAACTGGGGATGGGAAAGTAAACGTTGTTGGAAGAGATCCATCTTCAGATAGAACAACTTCAGAAGGATCTAGAATTACCTCACCAAAAGGCAGAATCTCTTGAGTTGGCAAACCAGTTTGTAGTGTTCTAACCTGAAGAGTAACAGGTAGAGAATTGGTATCCTTAGATCTAAAGTATACATCACACTTGGTGAGAAATACTCCATTAATATCTGGAACCTCAAAAGATTGTGCCAGTGGGTCAACCCATCTAGTTTGTGTAGTAGATCTATTTCTGAAACTTACATCAGCAACAAGTCTAGTATCACTATTTGTGAGAGTTCTGTCTTGAGATCTTGGAATTCTCTGAACATCTGCATTTCTAATTCTGAGAGTTGCTTCTTCTACATTCTGGAGAGTACCCGAGGATGTGAAAGTGCTTTCTGCGGAACTATCGGTAAATCCAGAGATTGTCTGGTTTGTAGAACTACTTGTTAAAGTGAAAGTCTTAGATCCAGTATTAAATGTAGGAGCAGATGGAACAGTTGGATCAGGTAGGAACAAAGATCCAATAATTACACCAGCCTTGTCAGTAATAAGTCTAATATCTTTAACGGTAGCAACTGCTCCACTAGACTGACCAACAATTTTCATTCCCTTAGCAAGATGACCAAAGAATCCAGATGCAGACTGGAGTTCTAAAGATGCAGTGTCAACATTCAAGATTGTGGAAGTTGACGAATATGTAGAAGGAATTGTGGAAGATGGAGAATATGGATTATTTACATAAGTCTGTGATGGATTATTATATGTTCCATATTTGTGATTCGTCTGAGCGAGTCTGAATCTACAAGATGCGTTTCCATTTGTAACTGTTCCAACAACAGTTTCACCAGCACCAAATGTTCCACTAACCATTTCAATTTCGATTAGTTTAGGAACAATGTACTTGTTCATATCAATATTATCAAAGAAGGCATAAAGTCGTGTGTTGGGCTTTAGTCTTCTACAAACAAATTCAATATTTCTAGATCTCATCGTTGCGATGACTTCTGTAGAGACCACTCTATCACCTAGAGTAGTTGTATCAAATCTTTCACCAACCCTAAACTGGATACCCTGTCTAGTTTGGTTAGTTGTTGTGGTAACTGTCTGTTCCCTAATACTAGCGGTTCTAGTTCTTAGATTAGTTGTTGTTACCTGTCTAATACCTCTACCATGTACAAATCCACCTACTCTTCTGGTGTTGCTTCCAGTTACTGTTGTAGTATTCTGTCTTAAAACTGTAGGTCCATTAGATACACTTCTACCAGTCCAAGTGGTTTCCCAAGATCCCCAATCAATCGGAGACATACCAGTATTACTATCAGCACCTGTAATACCCAAAGCTGTATTGAAACTTCCCTCTACATCATATGTTGCAGAAGATCTTCTAGTTTCAATCCAAGTATCTGTAGATGGATTGAGTTCAATTTGACCAATCCAGTTTACAACAGCAAATGGGTTAACATTTTCAATTCTTGTAGCAAACTTATTCTCAAGGAATGTTTTGTCACTATAGTTCAGACATACAACATCACCAATTCTCTTGACATTTCTATCCCCAAGATCACTTACAAATCTATAATCAGAAGCGGGACTAGACGAAGTTGCTGCACCAACGATTGCTTCAGAACCAAGGAGAAGGTCTAAAGAAGTAGTATAGTGTTGTGGTCTTAGTCTCCCATCAACAGGATCTACACTGGCCCTATACTGTGAGTTAGTAACATCACCACCAGTAGTTGACTTGAAGTTATCGACAAAGAATCCAGACTTAAATCTATCGAGATTTGTCTGAGCATCCTTCAATGCAAGGTTGGCAGTTTCGGACTCAAGTAGGGATAGTGCCGTATAATATTCAACGTTCTTGAGTCTGTCTTCGATAATAGAGATATCCTTCATACGATATCTCTTGTGTCTGGCAAGTTTTAATTCTACTTGGGACGCAGTATAAACATATGGTGGAAGATAAACTGTTGCTATCTCAAGTGCGTTTTCAATAGTGTTTGGCACCTTCGGTTGAATAGCAGGAACACCAACAGACAAACTAAAAATACCATCTTTACTTAGATACAATTTGTCAATTCTGCCGAGGTAGTAATCATAACTTACATTGACCGATTTATCCTTAGCAACTACAAGAGTAGAAGAAGATGTATATGGATCAAAATTTCTAGACAAAAATTCGAAAGGTGATCTATTTGAAGCTACTGTAGATACTCTTGGTCTAAAATCAAGAACATCAGATGCTGGTTGGTATCCTTCAATTAGGGGAACTTCGGTTGCATATAAATCTGCATCATAAGAGTTAATAGCTACAAAATCACCAGGGTCGGATTGTTCAATTACAAAATGGTTATATACAATAGTAATCCTTCTGGTAGGTGCCTCAGATCCTGGTTTTCTTACTAGAGCGGAAAAATCAACATAATCTTCTCTTTGTCCCGCATCAAACTCAAAATTATCCTTAATGTCCCTATCTCCAGGGACAAAAGATAAAACAGTTGCTGTCAAATTTGATTCTTCAAATACAACTTCTTCTCCAAGTTCAAAAGCATTTTCATTTCTATAAACAAAATCTACTTCGTTGGAACCATTACTGTCAACAAAAACTGCAGCGGCACCAGAAGTCTGTCCAACCATCTTCTCCCCTCTCAGTGCATTCAATATATTTGCATTGAGATTGGATAGAACAAGAACTGGGAATTGTGGATCGGTTTGAGATGACGATTCAAGAACAGCAAGAACGTTTGATACATCGGGAACTCCGATGGACAATCTCTTATCCTGAACTCTAGTTCCATAGATAGTGCTATAGGTCAATCCATCTTCAATAGTAGTAACACCAATACCAGAAGAATTTTTTGCGGAAAGACTAATAGTATTTGTAGATGCTCTCTTAAATACCTTATTTTTTGCCTTTACATTTACTTTCTTCCAAGTTACAGTGAGGGTTGCATTTCCACTTGAAACACTTAATCCAGAAAGAGTAATAGTTCTTCCACTAACAGTTAGTTTTTGATTATTGAGAGGTTCAACAACTCCAGTAGAGTGGAAGGTTAAATTGTAATCTTCTTCGTCAAATGGTTCTAGAGTTAGAGATGCATCAGATTCTAGGGTAGCACTGTACGATCCAGAAGCAATAGAAACACTATATGTTTTCCTGAAAATAATGTCTGATCCAGTGAAATCAACAGAAGCTACATTTGGTTTGGTTAATTCAGAATACAGGAAAGACTTATTTGTATTCAAGACTTCCGTAGAAACCTTAAAGAAGTCATTAGCGGTCAATTGACTTACTGGAAGAGTTCCAACGTTCACATTAGTTACATTTGTCGTGGCTTCAAGTACGATTTGTTTATTAGATATATCAATTTCTTTAATTGCGTTGAAAACTGGAACAGTATTACCAGAGACACTATATCTGATAATATCACCAGTTCTAATACCAATATTAGTACTAAATTCTAAAGCTGCACAAGTTGCAGTAGAAACACCTGCAGACTCAGCAGTAATACTAAATTGAGATCCTAAAGATGCGATTAAAGTTCCTTTGTTTAGTCTCGTATCTGCAGTAAATGGAACTGATCCAGTTCCTACCAGTTGACGAACATCTTCAATTGAATAATCCTCAACTCTAGTAATAGATCTGGAAACTGATTGTCCATTAATATAAATCTCTTCCCCTTCTTGGAATTGACCATTAACTTGATATAGTTTTACTTGCCTTACATCATTTACTGTTTCGTAAACATATCCAGTAGCTCCACTACTTTGACCTTCAATCAAAGCAGGAGTATTGATCAACATGTGAGTGTTGATTTCAATGTATGTAAATGTTTGGATATCGTATAAAGATGCCTCAAAAATAGTAGATGCATCTACATATTGAGCATTTTTCAACTTCATATCATATAGTCTAGCAACCCCGATATGAATACCACTTGCACTACCAGGAGTTGAAGTTCTATTTTTATGAAGGTTTACATAAGTATCAGTTCCAATGCCAATTGTGGAAGATCCATAGACATTATTAAGTTCGATTTGCTTACCAAGAGAAAATGGAATCGATTCATTAAATAATTTTTCAGTCCCTCTTGGTTTAGGGACATCGATGGTAGTTGTATTGAGAGTTTCTACTTCATACCCACGAACGTATGCTTTACCAGGACCAACAGATAAACTGATAAAAGATTCTGATGGTTTATTTCCCTGTTGGGTTATTTGGTTAGAATAGAAAGCTCCATCGTTTCCAATTCTATCATTTAGGTTCTCTTTTACCGAAACACTAAAAGGTCTAATATAATAGTCACCAGATTCGTCGTATGTTCTTCTGGCTAACTCATCGCGAATTAAGTTATAGTCAGATGACTTTACAAACTTAGAAACAATACCATCTTCAACTCTAAGAAGTTCAATAAAGTTTTCATCATTGAAGTCAGTTAAAGACTTTTTAACTAAAGTTGTGGAAATTTTAAATCTATCTGCGCCTGGAGCAGCAAAGTTAGAAAATCCTCTAGCATTATCATAAAGATCCTCATTGGATGAAGATGCTGTTACGATTTTTTCATCTACAAGAAGACCAACTCGATAGCTAGGCTTATTTCCATATTGATCCAGGATTACTGTCTGATCTAGTACTTCGACAAAAAATCCTCTGATGAAATATACACCATTGGCAATTTTTACAGCAGATCCAACCTGAGTGGACTGAGAAATAATGGTTGTAGCAAAACTAGTGCCTGCTCTAATACTGGATAGAGTATAATTAACATCCTCTTGTACTAAAAGATCTTCACCATCAACGAATGTAGATCTTGAGAAGTCTTGATCACTGGATCCCTGATATTTAATGTATAGTGTATAATTTCCTCTTTCAGATTGTCTATTTGTAATAGAATATTCTACTTTTGCTGTTACTCCACTAGTTTCACCTTTAATTAACTTACCTTTCAGAGAATCTAGGTAAAGCGAAACTGGTAGTCCTAAGTGGGTGTCATCGATTTGCACACATGCATAATCATCATCATAAGCAATTTGTCCTGGGATTACAACAGAACCCTCTTTGAAAAAATGCCTACCAAATTTTTCAACCTGATTCTGAAGAATAGATTGAAGTGTTGTTAACTCCCTAGATTGAATTGGAAGTCCTGGTTTGAATAGGACTCTCTGATAATTCTTTTGATCATCAAAATCGTCAAAATATGGAGACGCATTGAGATTAGTATTTTGTGGCATTGTTCTTTAGAACTCCAGTACGATCTTGATATCTTCTTTTTGACTTGAAGACCTGGGGATTGCAACTCTATTATCAATGTAGATAATTTCACCAGATTTCGTATTATACTCAGCGGAAGAGATTCCAGAAACGAAGTCTAGTCCTAGCTGGTATGTCTTGTTATTTATTGAGGTAGAGACACCGTTAAATTCACTGTTAATTTCTAAAAGTGGTCCTACAACTGAAGTTCCACCAATTGTTCTACCATATCCAGCGTCAGGTGTAGAAGTAAACTCAACAATTTTATAACCACTCTCACTAGAAGCGAGTCCCATTGGTTGATAATACTTAAGGACCCCAGAGATATTATCCCAAGAAGCAACCATACCAATAGCAGTTGATCCGAGACCAACTGTTTGTGTGATTACGGAGTCTACAGCATATGTTGTTGATGTAGTAACACCACCCAACTTAAGTGCTTTTAGTCCACTAACAAGAGAGGTATCAAGAAGTTCTTGATTACTTCCAAATACGGTTGGATTTTTAATAATACCAACCCTAGCAAAGTCATTACCCTCAATAATGTCTGGATTGGTTTCTAGAGTCTCAAATCTAGCATAAAGTAGTGCTCTATACGCACCCAATTCTCTGTAAATGTCATATCCATGTCCACCTTTTGGTGGAATAATAACAGAGAACTGACCAATAGCAGTTGTACCAATACCCGTATTGGTGAGGTTCTCTAAAGGTCCACCAGACTGACTTCCAGGCGCGCCTGGGAAGAACTGAATGGATCCATGGGTATATCCCTCCCCACCATCAGTAACAAAGACCTCAGAGATCTTTCCGAAGGAATCGATTGTAATAGTCGCCTTTCCTCCATTACCATCTCCCAAAATAGGAACATTGGCAAAAGAGGTGGAAATTGGTTGGTAGTTAGTTCCCCTATTATCAATAATAACTACTTCAATTTTTCCATCGATTGCATTATTTTTAGTAGCGACAGACTCACCAGTTCTACCCCAATCTTCAGGAACGGGAATATATTCGATTGAATCGAATTTTACAATTTCCGAAGGTTTAATAGTATACAAATATTTCCAAATATATCCATCACCAGATGTACCTGCGGCTCTAGGTTCTAAGTCAATGAATGTTGGTTGATCATATGAAGGACGACCATTAGGGTTCTCTGGGTCAGATCCATTCTGTAGACAAGCGTAAACCTTCAAATCTTCATTAACAATATAAAAGTTTGCTTCATACAAACTTGCTTGTGCAGTAATTGGTGTCAAATTGTAAATATTATAATCATGTCTATACATTTCATAGGTTGTACCAGCAACCCATTCAACTTTTCTAACCAGTCTCCTGACATCCTTGTCAGTAATCTTCTTCATCGCAATGATAGATTCCTTAATGGAATACTCTTCTTCAAATCCATCTAAAGGAGCTGGAGTGTTTGTAGTCCAGTCGGGAGTTCCACCAGCCTTTGGTTCAAGAGAGTTGGGAAGGCCAATAAAAGCATAATACTTATTGACGGTTGATCCAACCCCAACGAAACTTTTTACAAAAGTCTCCGCATTGAGAATCCTAAATTGTTCCGATATAATTGCAGGCATTGTCGCTGTGGTTTTTTACTTATTTAGTGGTTAAGTTAAAGGTTTTTCTCTAGAGACCATAGCTGCGGTAGAAAGTCCTACTAAACCAGCGTCTGGATTCACAAAGAAAGACTGTGGTAATCCTTGACTACGATTCTGGTAACCGTAAATCTTACCCCAACTATATTTACCCCAGTAAGTATCGATAGTTGCCGTAGTACCAACACCAACTTGAATATCACTATTATTATTTGGACCTGGTTGGAAAGCACAGGTCACAGTAACTACTCCAGAAAGAACGTCAACATCAGTAACTTTTTCAACTCTAAAGACTCCACCAAGATATTCACCAGCGGAAATGATACCAACTTTATTTGCAGGATAATTTGCATATCCGCCAATAGAAGTAGTAATACCAGTCAGAGCGTGACCGACAACTAGTGGACTATCGTAAATTACAAAATAATCATCTTTTTGCAACTGAGAGTAATTAACTCCAAGTGTATTCAATGAAGAATATCCATATCCAAGATTGGTATTATCATTAAAATCAGATTTTAGAGCAAATTCAAGTCTAGGTGGAACACTAAATCCGATACCAGGAACAAATGTGTTGACACCTACAATAACTCCAAAATCACCCTCTGTTCTGAATGATAAAATTTCTTCAGACTTAGTAGAATCAATATCAATGATTGCTGGGGGACTAGATCCAATTCTATATCCAAATCCACCATTAGTTATGGAAACTGATGTAACTACACCTGCAGTAACCGAAGCAATACCAGTTGCTCTATTAATAACTGGATCGGCATATAAAACTGTGGTTCCAGAACCAACCGCAATTACTCGCAACTGTTCAACTCCAAAACCAGTTTCAACCAAGTCTTCAATTTCTTCAGAATGATTAACTGGTCTAGAGTTCCAATTGGCAAGATCAAAGGAATAGTATAAATCACCTACAGTACTAATTCCAACATAGAATCCATCAACATACTTAAGACGAGCAAAGTCAAAAGTAGCGGGAGAAACTGTACCTGCTGGCAATTGTTGACTAAATGGTTGCCAGAAGTTCTTGTCTGTAGAAATACCGATGGTTCCACCGTCACCAACGTAAATAAATCTATTACCATCAAACAGAACATCTCGAATATTATTAAACGTGTTACTGTTCTTGATAGACCAGATTCTTCCATTATTGGAAGCAATAACAGCACCACCATTACCAACTGCAATGTATTCACTCTGACCATAAGTTACTGCATTAAGGTCTTCTAAGGTTCCTGAGAACTCACTGAAGAATGCTGTTGATCCGATTCCAGTGGCAACAAAGATGGATCCTGCAGTTCCCACAGTAACCCAAGTATCTGTGGTTCCTTCATAAACAATTCCTCTAAAATCGCCTTCATACTCACTATCATATGTAACCGAAGAATTAATAGCAGGAACTTGTCTGACTTCTTTTAGATTTACTGGAGTAAATGGAGCAAGACTATTTCCAATAGCAACAGTTGTAGATATCTTACCAAAAGATCCAGCAACAGCTACATGATGCTTAGTTGGATATAAGATACTATATCCTACACCAACGGCATTGAACATAATTGTTCCACCATATCCGATGTTTCCTCTTTCCCAAAACTCACCACTCTTCGTATTGATATATTGACTACTTTCACCAACAGCAACAATTGGAACTTCTCTCGATATTGCTTTCCATCTGACGTAACTGGTGATACCAGTAATCGAATCAAACTTCCAATCGGAAATTGGATCTTTTCTTTCAATAAGAGCTTCTGAGATAGAAACATTGGGATTGGTGATGTTCTTATATCCTTCACCACCATCCAAGATCAAAATTTCAGAAATACTAGAAGAAGTAGAAACTTTTGTACTTAAAATACCAGATTTAATTGAAACGTCCTCAAAAATAACAGCATTTCTCTCAGCCTGTGTCAACAAATCAATCTCAGAGAAAGTTGGGAAAGCATTTTCAACATAAATGACATTATCACTTTCTCCAACATTTTTAATAAGTCTGGTTGTTGGAGTAACTCTGGCTTTTAAACTTGGTCTGGCTTTTGGAACCAAAGTTCCAGAAACAATTTTGTCTCTTTTTTGTTTTTCCCAAGTAAGTGGTCTCTCTGCAGTTTGGTCAGTATCAATACCAACGCTATCATAAGTAAATGTCTCTAAGACATCAGAAGCAACAATCCTCTTACCAGTTCTCTCAAATTGATCAAGATCAAAGAAATTAAGCTTATTTTCATTGATCTTAACAACATCTCCAGGTTTTACTGTTAATGGTGGTTCAATTGTCTCAACATCTTTTGTTGATCCCCTGTAATAGAAAACAGAGCACTTAGATCCTGGTTTTGGTGCTTCGGAGAAAATAACTCTACTTCCTTTGAAGATATAAGACTCACCTGGGGTTTGTAGAATATCATTAATGTAGATAAAGATGTTATTAGTTACATCCATATCACTACCAGAGATGGTCTTAAGACTGAGAATCTCAGTAGTTCCGCCAGTCGTTACCGATAGAGTAAACTTTTTACGTTGACCATCAAAGAACGTAGAAATGTTATCAAATAAAATAAACTGTCCGAAGTAAAAACCAGCAAACTTGTCATTATCAAGTTCAATGACATTTAATCGGAATTCTGTAACAACTCCAACTCGTACATCGGTAGATATACCAGAAACTGTTAACGAATCATCAACTTTATAAGCAATGCCTTCTTCCGTAAGATCAAATTCTTGAATATCCCCATCGACATTGACTCTGAATCTTACTACAGCATTAGTACCGATTCCACTAGTACCCTCAATGTATTCTAATCTTCTATTAAAGTATGGATCTGGTTGTGTAATATCAATGTAAACAGGTTTTTCAACTGATCCACCTCGTGCATATTGATAATATGCAGTACCGAGTCCAGTAAAAATTCTTAGATTTGCACCATCAATTGCCTCAAGAATGTCATATCCAGAATAACCTTCGTCAACAAAATTCTGAATTCTTTCTGCATACTGAATAGTTCCGCTAGAATCATAACTGTACTGTGTAATAGTTGAGAATCCAACAAAAGTACTAAAGATTGTAGAAGTTCCAACAGTTCTCACCTCAGACCCATTATAATATGGATCTGTAATTCTTGGGAATGTAAGAATACCAACTCCACCATCATAGTCACATGTCATGGCAATCCCAGACATTATTACAAAATCTCTCTCTTCAAGATTATGCGGTACGGAAGTAGTTACCGTAATAATTCCAGATGCGCCATCATAAATCGCATCGTAAATA